TTCTAAAAACTCTTTATTTTTTTCGTAGAAATATTTCATGCAGCAACATTCCAAAATAATACATCGCCTTTTTTAGGATGTGTTTTATACCAGTCAATCATAGGTTGCCAACCTTTTGCATCATATGTAGGTGCAGATGGGAACGGAGGCATTTCACTTGCCTTAATTGATTTATCAAACTTATATGGTGATACATGATGAATCGCACGACCAATCTCTCTTGGTTTCATGTTATGACCAACTTGAACAACATGAACTTCTGCATCAGGAAACGCCAACTGTAAACCACGACTCATTGTGCCTGATGAACCAACAGACCAAACTTCTTTTGGTTTTATAGGTAATGATCTGGCAACTTTAATAATCGATGCTAATACAGTTTCGTGTTCAAGACCTAATGGCAATACTCTGCGATGAATTGGATCTTCAGCAGTATATTTTTTTGCGTGTGCTTGAGTAACATTTAACATGCCCATTTTAACCCAATGATAATGAGTGCCAAGTTCAATGCCTCTTTGTTGATATGGATGCAGTTTGTCCATACTTCTTTCTGCCATAAACAAAACTGCTTTCTTTTTATATCGTTCACACACAACAGGTAAACTAATTTGTGCATATCCAGTAGCAGGACAAGAACCAAACACCCATTCTTTTACTTGTTTATTTTCAGATGCATGTCCAATGAAGTAATCAACAAATCTAATTTTACTTCCATAATTTAATAGATCATCACGCACAACATGAATATCATTATATGTTTGAATGACTGGTGCAGGATTTGGATCTTGCCAATCACCAAGTAATTTAAGTAATTCTTTATCCGATAAGTCGGTCATGTAATTCTTTCTCAGTTTCAATATCAACAACTAAATGAATTCTTTCTTCATCACCACCATTAATTGCCATATGAGGTTTACGAGTATCAAGAAACCAACACTCGCCTTTTTTCATGTGTACCTTTTTTGGAATTCCATCGGTGTGCCAAACAGTAAATATAACATCTTTATTTGTTTTTATGGGGTAATGAAGTCTTGCAAGTTTACCTAATGATCCACCAGAATCAGGGTCTACTTGATCGGTATGTCTTTCAAGTTCACCACCACCAGGACTCAATCTCATAAATCTGACTCGGTGAATTTTATCGCCATATTGTTTTAACAATTCACGCACTTCAGGAAATTTTTTAAACAAAGGCGTGTCTTGCATATGAAATTCTTTGTCTTTATTTTCTTCTTTCCATTTATCGCTCATTTCAATTGGTTTGGTAATGAATGATGCGTCTGGCGAGTAGCCTCTAAGTGATAAAGCAGACCAAGATTTATCTTTATTATAATTACTATAGTGATTAGTAAAAGTGGGAAGTTCATTTAATTTTTGTGCAATCTTATCGATTATACTTACATCAACATCATTTACTTTTTTAATACTCAATAATTCTGCCAAATCATATTTAGGAAAATCTCTTTTCTCACCACGATAATAAATCATAAACATTTCGCCAAAGGTTGTAATCTTTGGTCCAACTTTACAAAACCCACAACTCTCTGCAAGATCATTATCTGTTTTTTCTTCTGCCCAAACATATAACCAACAATTCTTATCTTTATATTTTTCAATTTCATTACGCAAAAGATTTTGATCGCCTGTTAATTTGCTGATTGTAATATCACCTTTTTGTTTTTTTCCAATTATTGTATTGCCATGCATACTAATTGGACTAGCAGATTTAGATTCTACAATTTCAAGCATTGTTGTATCATTAAGAATCTTCAAAGTTTTTTTATGCAACATTTCTGCAATGTTGTTTTTCTTTACTTGAACAAATGGCGAAAGAGTAAAACTATTGTAGTGAGAATATTTTGATGCCAGTTGTTTTAGGTAGTCAAGTTCAAATCCGTATTGCCAAGACTTCATTTTCTATTCCTCATTACTTTTTTGATGGTCTTTTCTTGTTTTTTTCTTGCCATTTGAAGTGCAACAGGACCAACATGTTCAATCATTCGAACACCATTCATGTGATCAAGTTCATGTTGAAAACATCTTGCACTTATACCTTCAAGGCGCATCTGTTTTCTTTGACCGTTTTCATCAGTAAATTCTGCGACAATCCATGCTGGTCTTTCTACTTTTAAACTTAAACCTGGGAAAGATAAACAACCTTCACCCTCTTTAATTTTTTCTTCAGAAGTTTCTACGATTTCTGGATTAATACAAACAATTTGAAATTGATCTGTGCCAATTATAAAAACTCTTTCAAATACACCACATTGATTTGCAGATAAGCCAATGCCACCAAAAAGTTTCATTGTGATCTTTAATCTTTTAATTAAAGCGGTCATTGTTGGATTTGGCAATGCAGCTTCATAATTAGGTATTTGTTTCTGCAACATCGGAAATGATTCATCATACAATGGTAAAGGATTAATCTTTTCTTCTTTTACAATTCCTGCGCCAGTATCAATTGTTAAAATATCAGTCATTTCATTATCCTCGAAAAATTCTTTTCTTTACTAAATCGAATTACATTCATAAATTTGTCTTGTAAAATATCACCTTTGTGCGAAATAACAAACAAATTTACACCTTCTAACATATGTAGGATTTTCATCAGTTCTTCTGTGCCATTGGCATCTAATGAAGAATCAAATGTTTCATCTAGAATCAACAGATTAGTATTTGATGAATTCTTTAACTTGGCAACTGCACGCCATGTCAACATCAACGCCATATCAATTCTTTGTTTCTCACCTTCACTAAAATTATTGTAAGTGAATTCATCACGATGGCGAGATTTGATTGTTTCTTTAAACGATTCATCAAGGTTGAAGTTCACAAAGAAATCTAGTGATGCCAGATATTTGTTTACCAACTTATTAATAACAGGAAGGTATTGCCTTACAATTTTAGTTTTAATACCTGTATCTTTTAACAAATTAGATGCTACTTCAAAATAGGTGCGATTGTCAATAAGATCTTTTAACTCTTGCTTTAAATTAATTAATGATTGCTTTAAAGCGCCTAATTGTTGCTCTTCTAAATCGGTTACGACTTTAGAATCTTTAAGTTCATCAATTAATTTCTGCAACCGAGCAATCAATTTATTTGTTTCAGTAATAGTGGTATTATTCTGAGCAATCGTTACCTGTTTCTGTTGAATCAATTTTTGAGTTTCATTAATGGCATTTAATTTCTCTTGTTCTGCATTTAATTTTTCTTCTAACTGTGTGAGTCCATGTTCGCACTCAACAACTTTGGTGCTAAGAGTGGCAAGCTCTTCTTCTTTAAACTCAGAGGCAATTGTTTGCCTACATGTTGGACAATTATCATGCGATTGAAAGAAACCGATATCCTTACGAAATTTCGATAAGTTGCTTTCAATTTGCGATTCAAGTTTTGTAATCTTCTTAACCTTAGCCTCTGTTTCAATTTTACTCGCAACAACCAATTGGAGTTCTTCTGTCTCTGCGGTAAGGGTTGCAACATTGCTGAGTAAGGCGGATATGGTATCGCTATGACTTTCAATCTCACTTTCATATTCATTTACCTTATCTTCATTATTTTGTTTAAGTTCTTCGATATGTTTTTCTTGCATATCATACTTCTGTTGTGCCAATTCAATTTCATGTTTTTTATTAGACATTAAATCTTTATTGTTTGACAACTTATCTTTCAACAAAGTATTCATGGTAGAAAAGATTTGAATGTCAAGTAAATCTTCAATAATCTCTCGGCGATCAGATGCTTTCAATTGCATGAATGGTGTGAAAGATGCAGAACCAAGAATTACAATTTGTGTAAATGATTTGTAATTTAATTTGAGAATAAATTTTTCAAGATAGTCTTGATAATCTCTTGATGCGGCTTCTTGATTTAGAAGTTCACCATTACAATAGATCTCAAAAATATTTGGCTTGATTCCACGAATTACTTTGTATGATTTGTTACCAGTATCAAAGGCAACTTCAACCACGCAATCTTTGTTGTTAATGGAATTTAAAAGTTGAGGTTTATTGATATCACGAAATGGCTTGCCAAAAAGGCCAAAACACAATGCATCAAGTAATGTGCTTTTGCCTGAACCATTTTCACCAACAATTAAAGTATTGGCATTACCTGACA